GGCCGACCACATCGGCCTCGCGTTGAGCTTTGATGCTGTCCAGATAGGCGTCAGGCACCATGCAACTCGTCATGTGTGACTTCCAGCCCGGCATGTTGCTGATGTATTCGTATTGCTTGACGATCGGTACGTTGTAAGCGGTAGCCGCGTCGTCCATTGCCTGCACGTATGCGGCGAGCTGCGGATGATCGGAATCGCAGACCGGTCCCGATTCTTCGAGAACAGGCAGCTTTCCCGCTGCTCTCACAGCCACAACCCAATCGGCCAGGTACTGGCGGTAATCCGCGAGCGTTTCTCCACCGAGCGCGTCATTAAGCGTGTGGCTCTCGATGACGATGTGCGCCGCCGACAACTTGATGCGATTGGCGAATGGGTCGCCGTTGCCGTCCATACCGCGCAACTCGTTATAGAGGCTGCTCGACGTGCCGCCAGTCGCATGACTGGAAACGGTGATGCCTGTGTCGTTGAACTGCTGCCGCAAAAGCGCCTGAAGTGCGGCCGGCTCATTGGGCGATACGACGGACGGGAAGCCGTACTGATTCATGGCGAATCCCGCCATCTGATCATCGCCATAGACGTCGATGTTGACGACCGGCGTAGATGCTGGCGCAGATGCGACCGGAGTCGATACCGGCGCAGGCGAGGACGCTGCAACGGGTGCTGACGCGGCCTGATCCGTCGAGCTAGGCGCAGATGCAGGATCAGCAGCAGATGCGTCGGACGCGGGGATCAGCGCTGGAGCCACCGTTTTGACTGTGACAGGCTTCGCAGGCGATTCACCGCCGCCGCAAGCGGACAGCATCAGCGTTGCGCAGACCACGAACGCGCAAGCAACAGATACCAGGACAGTATCCGACGCCGACAAATTTTTTCGCCTGCCAAGCATGGCGAGCCAGCTAAACCGGGTGCTTAACGTTGGTGACGTGTGTTTCATTGCGTTTGCTCCGTTCTGCGTTCGTTGTTATGACGATATGAAGGATACTAATACGGTATCGCAAACGCAAGCAGTTTTTTGTATCGCAACCCCAAGCCGCCTAGTGCGGCTTTTTCTTTGGAAGCCCGATGGATCTCAACGTTTTGAACAGTTGGCTGCTCACGGCTGCCGGCGGCGCAGGAGTGGTCGTCTGGTGGCTATTTCGCACCGTTCACGCCCGCGTTGAGCGCGCAGAGACGGCGCTGGCTGAATTCAAACTGCACTGTGCCGAGAATTTCGTCACGTCGAACACCTTGGAAAAGGCGCTCGACAACCTGAACAAGACGATCGGCGCAGTGTTCGCGAAGTTGGAGCGCATCGAGGACAAGTTGGATCTCAAGGCGGACAAGCCATGACCATCACGCCAGCACTGCTTCAGGTTGCATGTGGTGCCAGCGCTGCCAATGCCGCCAAGTACGCGGCCCCCTTGCAAGCCGCATGCGATCGCTACTCGGTCAATACGCCGTTGCGCATCGCTGCGTTTCTCTCGCAAGTGGGCCACGAAAGCGCAGGGCTATCCGCCAGTCAGGAGTCGTTCAACTACGGCGTGCCGGGCCTGATGGCGACGTGGCCGCGCAAGATGTCGTTCGCGCTGGCTAACACGCTCGGCCGTCAGCCGAACGAGCCATTCGTTCCCGTTGCGCGCCAGCAGCGCATCGCGTCGATCGTGTACGCGAACCAGTACGGCAACGGCGACAGCATGACTGGCGACGGCTGGCGATACCGCGGCAGCGGCCTGATCCAGCTAACTTTTCACGACAACTTCGCCGCGTTCGGCCATGACATTTCGCTCGATCTGGTGATGGCACCCGACAAGCTGCGCGCCGATCCGGCGCTGTGCGCTTTGTCCGCTGGCTGGTTTTGGGTCGAGCACGGCTGCAACACGCTGGCCGACTCTGGCGCATTCGACAGCATCACGCGCCGGATCAATGGCCCCGCGATGAAAGGGAAGGGCGAGCGCGACGCCCTCTATGCGGCTGCCAAGCACGCGCTCGGCATCTGACCTTCATCACCTCACTATATGCCGCCTCCGGGCGGTTTTTTTACGCCCATGCAAATCGCACACGAACACGAGCAGTCTGAAACTCTGCACTTCAGCATCTTCTATCCAGACCATCCGCCGCGCACCGAATCACCGCTGTTCCGAAAGACCAAGCACCACCTCGTTGCCGTGCTTGATACGCCGTGTTGGGTCTGCGGAACGAAGGAAAAGCGCGAGGTGCATCACTGGCACGCCGAATGGGCCGACAGCGACGGCATCGATTGGGACAAGATGCGCGCGCTGCACCCTAGCTTCGACTGGTCGACTTTCAAGGAGCCGGCCGACTTCATCGATAGCGAATACAACATGCGGATTCTCTGCGAGAAGCATCACCGCGGGCCGGGCCACGGCATTCACATGATGGATTTCCCACATTGGATCATGCAGGCAATCAAGCGCGAAGATTTCATTTTCAGCGAAGACGAACAGGAGCATCCATGACTCAAAACTCAGCAGTCATCACCGGCGGTGTCGCAATCTCGGCCACCACCCTCATGCCAGCAGTCGAATGGGCGCTCGCCCTCGCGTTTCATGTGCCAGTCCCGGTAAGCGTGTCGGCCCTTGTCGCTGGCGTGCTCGCATCCGGCACACATGCAGCGCTCAACTACATCGCGGCGCGCACCGCCGCCAAGCAAGCCGCAACTCCCGCGCAGTAATCACCCACGCCGCGCCGCGGCACTCTCTGGACACAATCCCATGAAGAAGATTTTCGCCGCTCTTGCGGCTGGCCTCGTTGCGCTCGCTCTCTCCGCATGCGCCGGCGCCCCGACGCTCACGTTCGCTCAGCAGGTAAGCATCGCATGCGGCGCTGCTAACGGCGAAATCGCCATCCTGAATGGTGACGGCGTATTCACTGGCGGCGCTGAAAAGACGCTGACCGAGACCGTTCAGCCTGCAGTCGACAAGGTTTGCTCTGCCGGCGCGTCGGTTGCCAAACCGGACCTGCAGTCGGTCGTCAATGCGACGCTGCCGCTCGTCAAGTCGCTGGTTGACTCGTCGTCGCTGTCGCCTGACAAGATCAAGGCAGCGGACGCAGCGATTGATACTGGCGTGCTGGCGTTCAACATTGCCATCAGCCTCGCTCCTGCTGTCACGGCCACGGCCCCGGTTGCGGCATCGACGCCGCTCGCTGGTGCGCCACTGCAATGAGCAAGTTCCTCTCCGGCGACCTGGACGCGGATCTGATCAAGGAGTCGCCGCCGACCTGGCGGCTGAATGAGCCGGTTGTCTACCAGTCCGACGTAGCAGGACAGACGTTCACCGTGCCGGCCGGTTTTGTCACCGACCTTGCGTCAGTGCCGCGCTGGCCTCTGGTCTACCTGCTGGCCGGCGGAGCAGCCAATCAGGCTAGCGTCGTCCATGATTTTCTGTACTCGACGCACCTCGTCACGCGCGATGTCGCCGACGCTGTTTTGCGTGAGGCGTCGTTGCTGACTGGCGTTGCAGCGTGGCGCGCGGCCCTCATGTTCTACGGCGTGCGCGCTTTCGGATGGTCCCATTGGGGCAGCGGGGCGGCTGCCGCCTGATCTATGCGGCGCTGGCTGCCTTCGTGGCGGTCAGCGCCCATACGAGCGACGCAACCCAACCGATGAACGTCCAGCCAAGAAAGATGTTCAGCGCCACAATCGCACCGTAGTTGTGGTGCCGGCGCGATCGCGCGACGAAAGTCGGAATGAAGTAGATCAGCAGCGATACGATCAGCAGGATTATGGCGCTCATGTTTTCCCCGTATTTGGTCTTGTAGTTACTTGCCTAGCGCTTCGCGAACCGCTTCCGGTACACCCGCATGTATTGGCAAGCCATCTTCGCGATAATCGACCATCTTGCCGATCTGTTCAAGTGCTCTTTGCCCCTTGATCGCCTTGTCGCGCCAGTAGTCGTGCCGCTCCTGCAATTCTTCGAGCGAGCGCACGTACTCGACTCGAGCTTCGATCAACTGGTCGTTGACCAGCTCGCAGCGCGAACTGAGCGGACATTCATGCTCGGGCGGTTTCATGGCAATCGCTATGTTGGCTCATCTCTTGACCTATCCTTAAAATCACCAAGCACCGAACGAAGCTTGCTTTCGAACGTCTCTTTAGTTTCTTCTGTTGGCGGTTCCAGCAGATCCAAGAGGTACGGCGGCAGCGTTTTCTCGACGCTTATCAAATAAGCGTGATTCAGGCGAAGCAACTCCTTTAGCGCCGGACTTTTGAGTGATGTCACCAGAGCATCATCTGGGTTCCCGACTTCTGGCGGCACACCTTCCGCCAGCCATTGAGCCCTGATCCCGAGCAGTCTGGCTATTTGGAACACCTTATCCGCCGCCGGCATCGACGCTTCGTCGGACTCCCATCTACTATAAGATGCTTGCGACACACCGCAGGCGGCTGCCACAGCAGCCTGAGAGAGATTCGCTTTGTTGCGAGCAACTAGCAGCCGTTCGCCAAAAGTAGCGCACATTGGTAAGCCTATTCTTTACGGGAGTGCATATTATCCGATTGCGCGGCTTATCTCATCCCCACGCCTAACGTCCCACTTCAGCTCGAACAGCCAGTCAGGATCGGAGAACGGTCGCGGGTGCAGAGTCGCCAGCATCAAATCCGATGCGTCAATCACGGTAGCGAGACGTCCATGCCCACGCCAGCGCAAGCTTCGCCCACGCATCGTCTTTGGGGCAACCGGTTACGTCGCAGAAATGGTCGAAGTCCTCCGACACAGTATGTCCATGCTCATTGCGTTTCTCGGGATCGGGCAGCACGACTTCCAGAATCGCTTCAGGGTTGCGGTACTCGAACATGGCTCACCTCCTTGTTCGCTCACCAGCAGGAATTGGACCTTCGTCGTCGGCACCGATGGCACGAACCCAATGGACACAACCGCGCTTAGGCTGAGCCTGAACGTATGGCTTGCCTTCGTGCATGCAGAGAATGACCGCACCACCAGAGCGCCACTCGGCGAAATGCTCGCAGCCAAGGCAGTGACGGTCGGTGGTGGATGCGTTGAACAAGCCCATGATGTACACCCTGTATGGATATACAGCACGATACGCCAAATGAGGGAGATTTGCTTCTATCGAATAGCACACTTGCCATCGAATAGCACAAAACAAAAAGGCTTCCTGCGTGGAAGCCTTATCTGTCGGGTGGCGGAGAGACGGGGATTCGAACCCCGGATAGGCTATTAACCGGTACGTTCATGTCTCGCTGCGCTTTGCCGGATAAGGCAGACAGACTTTCAGCGTGTGTTATTCAAAAGTATACATCTACCCGCCAAGCCTTGAATCTACGTGAGCATTTCTTTCGAATAGCACAATTTCAGGCCTACCTAAGTGGCTTCACCATCTCTGGTTTGCGCCGGTAGACTCGATCCGTAATTCGACTGTCGGCATGTGTCATGAGAGCCTGGGCATGCGCCAGCGTTTCGGCATCACTTGCGCACTTTGCACGCAGGTCGTGCTCCGTGAATCGTTCTTTGACTTTGGTCTCTTTCAGCACGCGCGCCATAAAGCCGCGCCACAGAGATTCCCATCCGCCGGCGCGACCCGTAGCCTCATCGAAATAGCATTCGCCAGACCGGTTGCAGAAAAGGTATGGGCCGATCTGTACCGGACGCGCGGCCTTCGCCATGGCGACCGCCTCTCGCAGTTCATCGGACCATCCGATGATGACCCGCTTGCCGGTCGATTTCTTCGTCTTGTTCGGCGTCAGGTGAATGCCGTCCTCCTGAAGATCGGACATGCTCAGCCGCAGCAGATCGCCGCGGCGCATACCAGTCAGCAGCTTGACCCGGATATACGACTGGACGGCCAGCACACTACCCTTCTTCCGCTTGGAGTCGATCGACAGGCACTCGACAATTTCCCAATCCTCAATGTAACGCGTGCGCGGGGCATCGGCCTCAATCCGCAATTGCCAGGCGAACGGGTGTTTCTCGATATAGCCCCATTCGACCGCTTTCGTGAAGGCGTGCGACAGGATTTCTATTTCGCGCTTTGCCGACGTCTTGGCTGTTCGCCAGTCCAGATACTTGTAGATATGCGTCGGCTTGATAGTGTCAAGCGGGGCCGTTCCGAACTGCTCACGGATATTCTTCAGCCCAGCCAGATTCTGTGTCTGCGTGGACGGGGATTTGGTCGGGATCACTTCCAGCGCGTAGCGGTCCAAAAGCGCCCCTACGGTCCTGACGTTATCCGTTCGCCCTATCCTGTCAGCCCAGGTCTTGTAGGCCTCTGGCAGCGTCTTTCCAAGCCTGAATTTCTTCTTGCCGTCCCACAGCGGCTCCTGACCTTTGGGCACCTGATAATAGTAAGCGCCGTGCATGCTCTGCCAGCGGGTCGGCAACCCCTGATTTTCCTTGTTTTTGGCGCGCGGCATAGTCAGTGAAAGGCAGGTTCCCAAGTCTTCATTTTAGGCTTGGTAGATTTTTCGCCGAACATTCTTTCGACGTGCAGGCGCAGCACGGCAATCGACCCATCCGGTCGCAGTTTGTGTTCGATGCCCATCCCGCGAAGGACGCGCACACGAACGGCGTTGTAGCGCTTGCCGGTCAGTTCGGTAAGCTCCACGTCGGTCAGAAACATCGAATCCATCAGTTTTTCTCCTTCTCCCAATGTCGGCATGCCGGCGACCGAAACAGGATGTCGCTCCCCGGGCCGCCCGTCCAATGCGCTTTCATCAGCAGGCACTTGCGGTAGGTTCCCGCTGTGCTGCCGCTTGTCCTGACGGCATGCTCACAACTCTTGCATGTCTCGCCTGTTGGCCCGGTTCCGGGCGGCGCTGCATACCCGTTCGGCCGCGTTGGCTTGCGCACGGCCTTCGACTCGCTGATCTCAATCACGACCGTTTCGCCGAACAGGTCGATTACCTCTCGTCGCTCCATAGTCACCCCCAAGTCAGCAGCCGTCACGGCCAAAATCTTTTCCAGCGCGTCCGTCATGCCGCTTGCGCCCTCGCGATTTGAAGCAACCGCGGATCAGCCTTCGTCAGCACGTCCAGCAGCAACCGCTTCTCTTCGAGGTACGTCACGGCGAACTTCGGATCGTGCATAACGATGCTCGACGTGTTGCTGATTAGGTCGGCGCACTTGATGGTTTGGATGAGAGGCCACGCTGCGGCGAGGCGAGCGCGTGATGTTGCTTTTCGCTCGGCGCGATTGCCAGTCTCAAGGTCGGATAGCTGAAGCACACCGTCTGCGACGATGCCGCCGAACCTATCAACTAGTTCATCATGTGTGACGTTCTGATCTTCGACGCAATCGTGTAGCCATGCGATAGCCAGCATTTCATGTTGAAGATGCAGATATTCATGCGCGACCGTCGCCACGATGCCCGCCACCTCGGCCAGATGGTCGACATACGGATTGCCCGTGTACTTGCGCACCTGATCCTTGTGCGCCTCGCGCGCGAACTGCATTGCCTTGAATGCGATGCTCATCCCCTCACCTCCTGTTCTTCCATCGCCTCAAGTGCCTCGAGCGCCAGTCGCAGGGCGAATTCTGTGCGCGGACGGTCTTCGTTGTTGGCAATTGCCCAATGGAGTTCGGCCTTAAGTTCGTCGATGTCTTTCATGTTTCTTCCATTTCCGCCGATCCAATGGGAAGCCCGCGCTTGAACTTGGGTCCGCACGCAGGGCAATGCCAGATGCCACATTGGCCGTTGCTTTCCTGATCGAGTTCGAAGTTTTCCGGCCATGTGTCTTGCGTGTGCACTTCGGATTGACCGATCTGCTTGCCCAGTTTGTAGAAACAGTCGTGCGGAGCGACGCCATAGATCGGCAGAAGCTGACCGCCATCGCATTCTTTGCACTTTCCTGTCATCGCTCACCCCTCGACCGGACCGGCTCCCTAACCACATTGATCCCCGCCGCAGACAGCGCCACGGCAACCTTGTCCTGCGAGTCGTCTGCCATCATTTGCGCAAACTTGCTGCAAAGGTCATGCACCTGATACGTCGTGGGCTGCTTTGCCAGCGAGAACGAGCGGTGCGACTCGTCGAATGCTTGGCGGCTGTTGGTGTGGTTCATTCACGCTCCCTGCGCGTGTCGTCTGTTTTCCGGCCGAAGTGTTTCGCAAACTCGTCCCAGAACGAATGGATGATGTTAGGTGCGAAAATCGAATACAAAAAGACAACGAGTCCGATGAAGATATGGGCGTCATTCTTTTGCCCTGATAACCACCACATATAGACGGCAAGACTTCCGGGCATCCAGACGCCAACCAGTAGGAGGAAGGCGATAAATTTTGGCTTGCTCATCACGACTCCCCAAACATGTCTATCGTCTGCGTGTCGCGCTCGGGCTCGGCTTCCACCGGGCCGATGAATGCCGCATGCTGAGCCCAATCCTCGCGCAGTTGCTTGGCGTGGCTGGCCGCGCTGCCTGGCCATGCGATGACTTCCATCGACACGTAGCACGCGCGCCCCTGTAGTGCTTCGAGAGTGGCCGCCATCAGCTTTTCGGCGAGCACTTCAGCCTCACGCTTGCTAGGTGCTGCAATGATGTCGTCTGGACCTTGGACGTGGACTGCGTAGAGGGTCATAGTTGCTCTCCCGCTTTCTGTGACATTGGCCTCCCCAGCGATCCCGCTGGTTTCTTCTCAGTGCGCATGCTGTTGCTCCTTGAATTTGGTTCCCGCTGACGGACCCGTTAGCCCACGGGCGAGGATGTTTCTGGCCGCATTAATGTCTCGGTCATGATCGGTTTCACAGGCCGAACAGACCCATCCCCTTACATGCAACTGCCTTAGACCCCTGGGACCGGTGTGCTGGCCACAGTTAGAGCAAGTCACAGTTGTGAAGCTCTCGTTGACGACTTCAACCACACTGCCGGCCCGATGGCCCTTGTACTGCAGCATGGTCTTGAGCATGCCCCACCCGCTGTCCAGCACAGCTTTCGCCATTCGGGTCTTTGCGAGTTTCAGGCTGCTCACGTCGCCTACGTAAATCGCCCCATAGTCGTTCACCATGGCGGTACTGAACTTATGCAGCGCGTCCTTGCGGCGGTTCGCTGCACGTTGATGCAATCGTTTTGCGTGGCGCTTGTGCCCACGTCGCTGCGCATCGGCAATCTTTCGCTCGATGCCTCGGTAGAAATCACTGGCCGACAATATTTGTCCGTCACTCGTTGTGGCCGAGGCCTTGAGGCCAAGGTCGATACCCACGGCGCTAGGCGGTAACGGGCTCTCAACCGATGGCGACTCGACAGCAACATTCAGAAACCATTCGCCCAACGCATTTTGAGAGAACGAACCAGACTTCAACTCGTATTTTTCCAGGCCGTAACTGTCGAACACGCGGAAGCGAACCCCGCTGAATCTGACTGCTCCGCGCACGAACTTGACTTGGCGGGTGCGAAATGGAACCCATCCCAAAGACCTCTTGGCACCCTTGGATGTCCGCCATTTGAGCTTGGCTTTATGAAACTGAAAACGCCGGTCGGCATGTTCATGAGCAACGCGGATAACCGTGTTCGCCTGAAGATACTTCAGCTCAGAATGGACGCCAGTCAGCAACTTCTCGACATCGAAACCAGACAAATACCTAGGCTTCCCATAGAACGGGCGCGCGGCCTTGGCTGTAGTCTCGTTCGCGAAGTTCCAGACCATATTGACCTCCTTGGCCGCTTCGTTGAGCCATTCCTGACCGTCGCGCAATTTGAGTCGTAACGTTTTCATCGGCGTAAGGCTCACAGCGGTGACTTCGCATCCCGCCCGTCTCCATTCCCAAGAGCGGCGGTGGGAGCGGTGTAGAGCTTTGTGCCCGCGCCGATCTGTTCCCACCCGATGTAGGGCCGAAAGTGCCAGCCAAGAACGGGGTCAGCAGCGATAATCTCGCCAACCGGCTCGCCCTTCACCGCCTCTTTCCCTGCTGCCGCGAGTAGAGCGTCGCGCTCGGACTCAAGGGCGGTGAGGCGACCTTCGAGCCTCTTCGCATACGCGCTGATACCGCGCGCCGTCCAGCCGCCGTCGATGGCATCTTGCGGAAGGCCAGCAAGGATCTCGCACGCTTTGTTGATCGCTGACAGATCAGCACGGCGAAGTCGTTCAATCAGGTCTTCAACCATTATTTGTCTCCTTGGCGAGGTCGCAAATCGCTTCGTACCGATCTTCGCCGTATGCTTCGTGCGCGTAGGTTGCTGGGAATGCGCCTCGCGTCCCTTTGAAAACGAAGTGGTACAGGTAGCCGTTTCGGCACGGCGTCATCTTTACCCACCGATGCGTCGGCATGCCGAGCGGCCAGTCAAACCCTTCCTCGCGGACCTTGCGCATGAATTCGTGCGGGTCATGGTGGCCGCGCGACATGACGATGTAATCGTCCTCGCCGACGTTCTCGATTTCGAGCGGATACTTGTTCACGATTTCCCTCCGCTCACAGGTTGCGCAGCGGTCAGAAGAGCACGCCCTGCTTCAACAACATCATCAGGATGGCTATGACGATCGGCGATGTCCTTCAGTGACTGCCAGATCTGCTCGTCTGTCAGCGCCACCTGTGTCTGCGCTGGCTGCGTTGCCGTGGATTGCGTGTGTGCGGCGCGGGGCTCTACGAGAGGCGTGATCGACGCACGAAAGATAGCTGCCGCTGCTGCTTCGGCGTTCCCCCGCTTGATCCAGACGGTTGCATACTCTTCGTTGTGACAGTCCAGTCCACGCACGAGATATGCGGCGGGCTCGTCCTGCTCGGCAGATTGCGCGGGCTGTTGCGGGTCGGCGATAGTCATGCACTTATAAGCGTAGAAATGCATCGACAGCCGGTCGAACAGCGGTCCCAATTTGTCGTGCATGACGATGGCAGGGGGCATCGGAGGAAAGACGAAATCCGTCGGCTCTGCTGCCACCTTTTCGGCGGTGAGAGCGGCGCGGGCGCGTTCCGGCACAGAGTGATCGCAACCTTCCGTGCCTTTGCAAATGGGACAAGGAAGCCATGGATAGCCAAGAGCTTGTAAAAGCGTCTCGTATGCTGACGCTTCCCGCTCCCCAACCGCCCCATTGGCGGCGTCCTCACCGGTAGGCTGAGCGCGGCGGTTCCACCCGGCAATTGCCGATTGCTTGTGAAGACCGTTCACCGCGTCAAAGCAACCCATCCGGTTGTTTCCGTAGCCGCGCTTTCCGTCAACGCCGCACACGGTGCACCGGACTAATGCAGCCCAGCGCGTAGCGTCCACTTCCTCGTATTCCTGCAACTCTGCTGCCCCGCCACAGAACGGGCACGGCTTCAGTTCCTCACCGCTAGTGTGATTTGTCGTGTTCATTTGCTGTCCTTTGCGCGAGTGGCGTCGTTCCGGACGCGCAGTAGCGCGGTCTCGTATTTCTCGTCGCCCGGCGCGAATTCGCATTGATCGTAGGCCACGCTTGCGTCAACCTTGACAATCGCAGCCAGTGCGGTTGCCAACTCATCGACGTTGGTTTTCTCTGTCGGCACCGCGTCTTCCGCGACGTGGTCGATTACAGTGTCGTCGATGTGTTCGAGCAGCCATTCGGCGTGATGCTCCCAATTGATCCTCAAAGGCCTGAAGCGGCACAGGAAAATGCTTGTCTGATCTTCGCCGAATGTCGCGATACCGGATTCGTAGAGTGCATGCGCCAGCGACTCAGTCACATCGTCCGTTCCGCACGCGTACATCGGACCTTCGTCGCTAGTCGACCAGTGCCATTCAAGCGTATCAACATGGCCGCTATCCACCGCGCCACCTGTCACCGCCTCGTCTGCTTGCTCGGCGTCACCGCACGATTGCGCGGGAGCGGTGGTGGCGACGTAGACAGGCACCATTGGCGTATCAGTGCGGATGCTGACTTGCTTTGCGGTCAGCTCGTCAGCCGTCCAGTAATTGCCTGCGCCCACCCAACCGTATGGCTTTTGCAGCACAGCAGGATTGCTTGCAAGCAGGGCGCGGGCGAATGACAGTCCGCTGTAAGGGCCAATGCCGAACTTGGCAGCAAGCGCGATCTTTTCGTCGTCCGTCATAGCCTCTCCAGCGATCTTGGTAGTGGTGGTATTCATGTCGGGTTCCTTGCGGGTGGGTCAGGCGGCTCGATCGAGAGGCTTGCGCGTGATCGCTGGAATGCTGCCGATGCGAATGCTCACCTGGTCGTGGTTATCGCGCGCAAGGATGGCTGCGGTTGCCGCGATCAGGTTGTGCGTCAGTTGACTTGTCGGCGTGATAGAGCGCAGGTATGCGTCTGTTGCCTGAGCGAGCGCGCGGGCAAGTTGGTCTTGTTTCACCGTGCGGGTTCCGATGTGGCGCTTTGAGGCAGCCGCCCGGCGCGCAATGACTGAGCACGCGCTTACACGAGCGGCCATGATGGCGTTCGCTGGCGAGCGTAATAATGCTGAGAATTTCGTGTAGAGCATGGTTTCCGTTCCTTTTTGTTGGTTATTGTCTTATCCGCTTATGGCTCTGCCGGGCGGGTACTGCTACTGCTACTGCGGTGCTATTCGCACTAGCTTGGCTCGCGGCCAAGATGGTAAGAACAGTCAGGCAAGTTCTTCAAATCCGAAATCGAAGCGCTCCATTGCCCAGTCGCGTACGTATTCGTGTTTCTGATCATCCGTGAGCGATGCCCATTCGTCTCCATCGACTCCGAGATCTTCGAGCGTGAAAACTTCCGTGCGCTTGCTGTGGATGTTGGCGCCGTTGTCGCACCAGAATTTGATCTTCATTTCCTTCCCCTTGTTGCCGCGGTGCTCTGCGGCGGTTTTGAGCTTTAGGCGGCGAAGCGAACCATGAAGCGATTCGACATCGGCGATTGGTAAGCCTCGCCACCCGTCCGCTGCGCCGCTGCTTCAGCTTGCTTGCGATTCGCAAACACGCGCGGCATATTGCCTTTGAACAGGTGGAGAACGCCGAAGCGGTTAGCCTTGATGTTCTCTTCCTTTGCCAGCTTGACCTGCTCGCGCTTGTACGCGTCGATCTGGGCGTCAATGTCGCCGCGCTTTGCCAGGGGCAGATTCAGAATTCCGTGGTCAAGTGCCTGGCTCATCTCGCTCTCAGTTCGTCGTTGCTATGTGCGTAACGATACCGCAACAGTATCCGTTACGCAATACCTAATTTCGTGCTTTCATGCAAAGTTCACGAAAGCGCCGCTGTTCCGCGTCGTATCCGGCCAGGTTGGCGTGCATCCATGCTGGCGATGCACTACGTTTTGTCTTGCGTTCGATTGCCTCGCGTAACGCGTCGCCTTCGAGCAATGCATAGCGCACGCGTGATGTCGTCGCGTCGCGCCATACGATGCCCTTGGCGACGAGCGCATGCAGGGCATCGCGCACGGCTGAGCGCGGGCTGTCATGGAGTAGGGCGCACACTTCGTCTTGCGTGTAGTGATACGCTGGGACCATTGCGCCGATCAGTTCTTCGTGAGCGACGGTTTCGGCTTGGCGTGAGCTGCTGATTGCGATGTTTTTCATTTGGAGCCTCGTGCGGCGTCGATGGCGGCGTCTGCGTCAATGTCATATGTCACAGCCCACCCACAATGGTTATGCGATTCATCAAGGATGCTGATGGCAACTCCAAGAGGTGCATCGCGTCGACCTTGGAGTGCCTCGTCGCGCAGCCAGCGATAGCGCTCCGCATCCTCCCGCAGCGCTCGCACCTCGGCGATCAGTTCGCAAATGGCGGCAGGGTTGGCCGCGGCGATGAACGATGCGATTCCATCGCAGTTCGGATGCGAGGCCACCACGCGTGCGATCGCCTCGCTTTCGCAGGGAAATTCCTCGCATATGATGTCGCCTTCCGTACTCCACGGCAGCGAGCCTGCGTCGTTAGCCAGCGCTTCCAATGCGTCGATGTCGATCATGATTTTCCTGCCAGTTCCGTGATAACGCGTTTGATGGTTTTCAGGCAGGTATCGTCAAAGCCGTCGAACTTTTCGACATCTGCGACAACGCCCATGAGTTCGAAGCGCTGGCCCCGCAACCGCTCACACTCAGCTTCAAGCGCCGCATAGTCGGAATGGCGCACGTATAAGCCATTGGGGCAGGGCGCCGAACTGGTGCCGAATCGTTGAACTGTCATGTCGTCTCCATGTGTGGTTGTGTGATGCCCATCTTCATTGCGCGCGCCGGCTCCCATAGCTCATAGGCGCGATCCCATGCTGCGAACTTTTCCTCGCGCGACGCGCGCCCCTGATCGATCCACATGTGGCATGTGAAGCAGCCCGGCACGGTGTATTGATGCGCCGCCTTCAATGCGCCGCCCTTGCCATGCCGTGACTGGTTGCTATGCGCTGGCACTACCGTCTCGACGTCGCCGCAGCACACGCCCGGCACGCGCAGATAGCACGCTTCACCGCGGCAGGCCTCCAGATACTTCGATCCCTCGGCGACGGTCGGCCGCTTCGGCGCGCGCTTCTTCATCGGCTTGCGCTCCAGTTCCTTCGTCGCGCTGCGAAAGCTGCTGAACGAGCCGCCGGGCTTGCGCTTGAATGCGCTCGGCTTGAGTGGAGTCGATCGCTTCATCGCGCCCCCGCCAGCAATCCGGCGAACGGATGCGCTCGGCCATCGCAAGCAGTCCTACGCGCCTTGTACACGCCAGCGTATTTGCGGTAATGACGAGCCGATGCCTGCTTGCGCGCATCGACCAGATCCGGCTGCGGCTTGTCGCGCTTGTCGCCGGCCCGGTACACCGCGCCCCACAATCCGCTCTTGCCGACCATGCGGTGCCAGTCGCAGATGTAGACCTGCTTCGGCGTCTCGGCGCGCAAGATTCGCAGATGCCGACGCACGCCAGTCTCGGCGATGCCGACGAGCGCTTCGAGTTCCTTGGCGGTCAGCGATTCCTGCTCCAGCAGTTCGAGGATCTTGTTGCGCGTGGCGTGGCGCACGCTGTTGGGGTTGAGTTTGCCGGTCATGCTGCGATCCTTTGCGCGCGCAGGTGGGGCGCATTGGCGGCATACACTGCGTAAGCGAATCCGCGTGGCGTCGCGCTGCGAATGTTGCCGCGCTCGGCGCTCGGGGGCGCCTTGTGAATTCGATCGTCTGGCGCCCCAAGGGTGGGGTCAATGCACGGCGCAGGCATGATGAAATCCCCAATAGGCCAGATCTGCGTGTTCTTCGTGTAGTTGTCGTCCCTGCAAAACGCCGTGAAGTGGTGCGGGTGGAACGAGTATTTAGCCCTTCCGAACACGCGCGACAGTACACTTACAGGATTTTCCAATAGACCGGGCACGCCCAACATTTCCAGCACAGTTCGGCATTGCTCCGCTATAGCGACAGCTTTCGCCTGGAACATCGGGTCGATCGTTCGCTTGTGCTCAAACCAGCGCGCGCCAGAGACGGCCATGTCGGTGCAGGGCGGGAATGCTGCTCCGAACACGACGCGCTCAGTTCTCGATATGTGGCGAAGGATCGGCATCGCCTCCAGTACGGTGGCCTTGATGCGGAAGATGCGGCCATCATCTTCGGTGCGCTCGTGCTGCGGATCGACCATGACAACGCGATAGCCTGCATCAAGCCACGGCTGCGCCATGTTGAGCGTCAGATTGCAAAGGAGAATTACTGTTCCGCGGCTCATGCTGCCAGCTCCTCAAATCCTGCCGGCGCGGGATCTTTCCACTTGACGTTGTGCTCGGCGCCCCAGGCATACAGGAATTCGATGAACTCGGATGCGTGGCGCTTGCTGAACTTTCGCGTTTGGACGCCAAGCTGCACGAAGCCGGTTCCGTCGAGATTGGGGATGATCGCGCCGACGCCTTGAACTGGATCGCCTTCGGCGGCTTTGATGCGCGCGAATGCGTCGACTAATAAGCGCTTCCATGTTTCGAGGTCGCGCATAGCGCCCATAAACGGAACCTGCGCGGCTACTTCCGCAAACATCGCGTGATACTTCGCTTGCTGATCGCTGGATTTCGTCGGCGCCTTGATTTCGACGATGAATCCGTCTGGTGCCTGAATGCAAGCGCGGCTCGCTAACTGGCGGGCGGTAGGGTGCACGAGGCGGAACGATTGCTTATCCATCACGCCCCCATCACCATGACGCCGAGCCGGCCGCCCTTGACGATGTCGCCGCGGCATACCAGCAGCTCGTCAATTTGGCTGTCGTCGTCATAGACGCCGGCATGCGTCAGCGCATCGAGCGCCGCCTTCACACGGTTGTCAATATCGGCAATGCGTCGATCGCGCATGCTCACATGCAGCGCCACGCACAAACGGGCGGCACCGAACTTGATCGCGTTACGCTCGGCGACGATCTCGGCTACACGCTGGCGGAAGTCTTTGCCTTCTGCGGTGATATACATTCCGCGCGGCGACTTGCGCCAGTAGCAATTTATCGATGGGGGAAGGGGGAGCGTCAGGAACTGCGCAACGCCGGATAATGGATGGTCTGTCATGCGATCTCCAGCATCAGACCGGGCTGGCGCAGACGATCGCGCTGTAGCGGCTCATAGTCGCGATTCAGTTCGCAGCCAATGAATCCGCGGCCTAGTGATGACGCCACCTGTCCAGTCGTACCGCTCCCGAAGAATGGATCAAGCACAATGTCGCCAACGCGTGCTCCGGCTAGAACACAAGGCTCAACGAGTGCTGTCGGGAAAACCGCGAAGTGCGCGCCCTTATATGGCTGCGTGTTGATGTTCCATACCGTGCGTCGGTTTCGATAGCCGCCGACGTCGCTCCATTGCTCATCGTTGCCGCGGGCTCCGTTCTCGTCCCGATAGGAGAGTCGGGCATCACGCTTAAAGCCGTTGCCAGATGCGTGATCGCTTACAGACGGCTCCTTGATGGCCTCGTGGTCATAGTGATAGCGCTCCGACTTCGCGAGCAAAAATATGGTTTCGTGACTTCTGGTAGGTCGGTCGGTAACGCTCTCCGGCATTGCATTTCCTTTCGACCAGATAACCTCCGATCGCAGGTTCCATCCATCAGTCCGCAGCGCGAACGCGAGCATCCATGGAATCCCCATCAAATCTTTAGGCTTGATTCCCTCGAGGTGCGGCCGTTTGCGCCTAACGGCCCACGACGGAACAGATCCGTCCGGCGCGACGGTGTTTTTCCCGACGTTGCCGCCACCGCCCCATTTGTCCGTGCTGCAATAGCTGTCGCCGATGTTCAGCCAGAGCGTGCCGTCGTCGGCGAGCAGTTCGCGAACGCAGCGGAATACGTCTACCATCGCGGCGACATACTCGTCCGGTGTCGACTCAAGGCCAAGCTGCCCGTCGTGCCCGTAATCACGCAGACCATAGTAAGGCGGCGATGTAACGCACGTCTGCACCTTCACGCCGTCCGCGATCATTAAGCGCATCGTGTCGCGGCAGTCGCCGAAATGACAGTTATTGATCCAATTTTTCACGCTGGCTTCTCTGATTTGATGTATCGCCAAATTTCCGTTTTCGCCCGCTCGGCCGCCGCATCGCCGGCCGCCAGACGCACGCGCTCGACAATTGCGCTGGCTTTCGCAAACTGGCCGCTTCGCCCGTCGCGCACTGCGGCGAGGAAGCGCGCTAAACAGTCGGCTTGCGTCAGCACCATGGAATAGCCGCGAATGAAACGGTGCGCAGGATGTACCAGCAGCCATGATCCACAGAGCCGTATTCGCTGTAGGCGTCGAACTTGATGCGGATCATGGTGTGCATGGCGCGCTCGGTTAGACGCGAATTTCGAGCCGATCCTTGACGATCAGGCGTGCGCCGGCGATCTCTTGGCCTGCTTCGAGCGCTTTCTTGATCTCGGTCTTGTTCGGCTCAGTCTTGACGCGCATGTATTGCTGCGGCACCGCGTCTGCATCGACAACTTCGACTGACTTGTCGCGGCCTTCGCGCAGGGCAATCGTCACCAGCGGGTTTTCGATGCGCAGGCGTTGCGCAGACTTCATGTTCTGTTGCAGGTAGCCCTCCAGGCGCTCGGCGCGAGCTTCCCACTTGCGCGCGCGCTCGACTATCTCTGCGGCTGCGTCGCGCATCATCTTTGCGTTAGCGGCAATCTCGCGCGAGATTAGGGCGCAGCCGACAGCCTTCTTGTCGAAGTCCTCGGCGCAGCCTTCAAGGGTGTCCTCGATGGTCGTATCGTCGAATCCTGCATCCATCAGGTCGTTTCGGATTGCCAGCAGCTCGCCGGTCAACTGGTACAGTGGCGCGTTCATTTCGGTTCCTTTTGATGTTTGTCTCGGCGGTATCGCTATGTATGTAAAGATACCATGACGGTATCCGTAGCGGTTAAATTTTTTTGCGTCGAAGCCCGCGCCATTCGAAGCCGCCATGGCGCTCTGCTTCACTGCTTGGCCGGTGCTTGCACGACTCGGCGCCGTGTGGCGTCTGCGCCGTGTATGACCAACGATTGCCGGTCCAGTAACTGAACAGGCGAAAGATGGTCTTGCCGTTCGGCTTGCGGCGCACTTCGTACACGCCGATGTGCCGCGGCTTTATGCTCTTGTCAAACCAGTCTGTGAACTCTTGCATGTGAGGTCTCCTGGCTGACGCCGGCGCGGGCCGGCGACGCGGTTTAGTGCGCTCAGAAGGGAATTTCGTCTGGCATCGTTTCAAAGCCGCCGAAGTTCTCGTCTTTGATATGGCCGCCGCTATTCGATGCCGTGGACTTCTTCAGCGGGCGATCCTTCAGCGCTGCGACCAGCTGCGGCAGCTTCAGCGGCGTCGTCTTGCGGTCCAGAATCTCGGAGGCCGTCAGTTCCGTGTCGGCTTGGAACACTGCGTTGAGGCGCACGCTCCAGCCGGTTTCGCCAGTCGGTCGGCCGCCCTGGTCCTTCTTCTCGTATTCTTCCATTGCGAGCAGAATGCCAACACGCTTGTTCATCAGGCCCGGAAACTGGCTGAGGGTCTTGTTGACGTTGCCGCCTGCGTCCTTATCCCACACGACCGACTGAACCTGAGCGGGCTTGATGTCCTTGATACCAAGGCACGTCATGAGCGCCATCAGCGTTCCGTAGTCGCCCAGCTTCTCGCCGTCAGACTTGATGGTGTAGATGGAGAAGTTAGCCTTCTGGCCTTCGTCGGTTTCGAACGTGAAGGCAATGCCGCGCGTGCCGCTTCGAGCGGTGATGTCCTCTGCGCGCGTGAACTTGCCGACGTACTTGCCTTTCTCGTCGATAAAGCTGGTGCGTTGCTCGGCCTTGCGTGCGGCTTGTGCGGATTCAGTATTGAGTGCGTACATGTGTGCTCCAGTTGCTTCGTGTTAGGCCGTAGCCAGTGGGTGAAACGATCCGGCGCCGGATGACGCCGGGCGATGGTTAAGCGGGTTGCGCGGTGTAGTAGTCGACGATCTGTCGGTCAACCTCTGCGAGGTCGTTTTCGATCTCGTCGCCGTCAAACATCCCCATTGGCGACTTGCAGACGGTCTGTCCGTTGTTCTGCGTCATGAACATGTACTGGCGGTCGATCACGACCGTTTGCAACACGATCGTCACCATGCCCTCAATGCAGATGCGCTCGTCCAGCAGCCTGCCGATCGTGCGCGGCTTAGTTATTCCCGCGTCGTTCGTGTCGGTGTGACTCATCACGTACACGCGCACGTCGTCTGGCAGGGCGGCGGCGGCCATGAGGATGTCCCACACGTCGCGCGCGATGTCGGTGAACTTGTCGAAGCCGCGTTCGTTGCTTCGGCGCATGAACGAATTGCTCATGCAGTATTGGAAATCATCCAGGATGATTACCTTGCGCTTGGTGCGCTGCATGTAGCTGACGATATGGCTCGCCGAGTCGCAGACGATCATGTTGCCGCCCGGGTTCTCTTTCGAGAGATACGACCAGCCCTTAGCGCGGAACGGCAAAGGCTTGCGCAAAGCCTGAATCAAAAGGGTCTGCGTCGGGTCCAAATTGCGCATCGAAGTGCTCTTTCCTGTCCCGCTGACACCCAAAACAAAAGTCACCGTTGCCATTTGCTTCTCCTGTGCGTTCAGTTCGCTCGTTCAGTTCAGTTTGCTGCTGTTCTTCCAATTCGGCTTGCCACTGCCAGCCGTCGTCGTCTGGCGCGTCCATCTAGCTCACCTTGCAATGCAAGAAATGGCGGGCGATGTAGTGGGGCACATGGCCGCTGCCGATCGCTACGCGGGGCTGAACACCGCGACGAGCGAGATCGGCTTTTGCTGCACGCTGGCGCTGTTCCGTGCGCGCTTGCAGTGCTGCAAATTCGGCGTCGAGAATCTCGGCTTGCGAGAGGCGCACATTCGTCTGGACGTGGCGCAGATCATTCAGTGACTTGGCGATCAGTTGCATACCGGGCTCCGGGAGAAAGTAAGTACGATCATCACGGCGAGAGCCATCGAGCACGCGCCAGCAGAGAAAGCAAGAAACAGGTCGTTGACCTTGCATACGCTAGCTACTACGGTATCCGTAGAGTGCAAATTTTTTTCCGCGACGTCGGACTGACGCGGGCGGAAAATCGCTGCGGAGCATAATAATAACGCGGACTTCAGTTGCGATGCAGTGTTCATGGTGATTTCGTTCCGTTCGTGGTTTTGGTTTGTGTTTTGTCCTGCTGAGATGAAGGATACTAAAACGGTATCCGTAGTGCAAGTGGTTTCGCGAAAAAATGTGCGGGTGCCTACAAACGCATCCACGTCTGATAGTCGGCTTCGCTCAGTCGATCACCTGGCAGCGCTGGCTTGGCATCTGGCTTGTGCGCGTCGCAATATTCGCGGCCTTCGTGCTGCCAATGCGCCTTCACGCGCGGGCCTAACTTGCGGCACTCGCAGCAGTAGCGCCAGCCGCCGCGCTCGATCATGTCTTTCGTGATCCGCTTCATGCTGGCTCCTTGGCGTGCTCGATGGCTGCCTCCGTCGCATTGCGGATGCGACCGGTCATGCTGGAGTCAGTGTCCTCGTCAAAATCGATCGACTTACCATCCGGGTCATAAAGCTCGACCCATCCCGCGCCGCGCTCAAGATAAATGCGCAGGTCATAGGCGGCGGGCAATGTGGCCGCGGCGGCCTGCATGGCTTGCTCGCCGGGATTAGCGGCGCGCGCATCCTTCAGTTGCGCCTGCAACGTGCGGATCTCAGCTTGCAGCACGGCTTCACGGTTTATTGCATCTTCGGCGTGCACGTATAGGCCGTCAGCGCAAGGAATTTGCTCGTTCGAATCGTATTTATCGATGTCGAAGCGTTTGTATGCGAAGGTCGATGTCATTTCAGTGCACTCCTGTCGCGTGAAAGGTGCGATGCGTCTGTCCGGCGATCTGTACGGATGCTTGCAGGGCAGAGGCTGATTCGATGCAGCGTGCGGCAATGTCGTGCGATGCGCTGGCGTGCAGCGCGTCGGCGGCAGCTTTCAGCGCGTCAATTGCGTCGATGATCTTTTCGGGGCTGACTTGCATCATTCACCTCTCGCCCGGATCATGGCGTCGGCCATTGCATAGGCACTGTCAGCTATTGGGTTTTCTGCGTAATCGACGACACCGTTTGAATCCCCTGATGCCGCTATGAGGCCTTGCATCGCCTTAGCCGCGAAGTAGTCGCGCAGTGTCATGCCGCCAAACTGCCACGTGTCGTAGTCGTCTTGATGCCCGTATGCGCTCTCATTCGGCGCGCCCGCTTCGCGCGTGCTAACCGGAAATGCCGGGCCGCCGTCTTTGATCCCAATCATGATTGGCCCTCTGCTTTGGCGATTGCGGCATACCCCACATCGGTCGCGTTATCGAGAGCACGAATGAGGTCGTCGAACCTTGCGTCGTCGCGCAATACATCACGTAGGACTATGAGCGCTTCATGTGCGGCTGAATTGGTGGCCTTCAGAGCCTCAAGCAGTTCCGGCGCGGCGGCGATCAGGCGGGCGTTGGCCTTCGCTTCATCAAAATTTGCACCAGACACTCTCGCAATTTTGACGTCCATCATTGGCGCGGTCCCAACTTCAAGCCCTGACGCCCACCATTTCCCCGGCGTATGCTTGATCTCGCTCATTGCTCGCCCCTTGCTTTAGCCAGAGCAGCGCGGGCACGCACGAAGCCGCCTTTACCGCCGATCCACGGCGTGTTGATGATTTCTTCGAGTGCTGCGTACAGGTCAGGAGCCGCGGCTATCAGCCTTGCATTTGCTTCGCGCTCTGTATCGCCTCCGCAACAAAATATGTCCGCTATTTCTTCGCCGCCATACACCTCCCCACGCGGGCGAATGAATGCGAGACTTGCTCGGGTATCTTCGTCGGGATGGTCAAAGCAGACTTCCCACGGACCTTTCGTTATTTGAATATCGCTCATCACTCACCTCCAGCCAGGCGGCGCTTAACGATGACTTCCTTCGCATCGGTCAGCAGCGTGTGAATCGTATGCAGGTCGTCTTTGTTGCCACGCGCCAGAGCGCTCATGAACGACTCGCGTTGCGGGCCGGTCAGCTCGACCAGCAGTTCCATCAGGTCGTCGAACGTGACCTCGCTCTCGACCTGCTCGCGGCGATCTTCTGCGGCCAGTGCTGCGTTGTCGGCTGCTTCGAGATCCCGGTCGAACAGCCAATTGCCGTATGCTTGCGTGCGGGAAACTAACTGCGGTACGTGTGGCATGATTCCGTCCTTGTTATTTGGCTACGAATACTGCGTTGGTGTGTCGATGAGTTGAACGATACCAAAGTAGTATCCGTAGCGCAAGCGGAGAATCACTGTTGCGTTTCTGCCTCACGCGGAACCCACGATCTGCGCTCGAACGCTGGCCGTAACTTCTCGTGCGCTGACTTGCGTAAATCCGCGATTGCTGGCGCCACCTTGGCCGCAGCGCGCGCGACTGTCTGCGGGTGGATGGCGCACTCGCGCGCAATGCGATTCAGGCTCCAGCAATAGCTTTCCCCAAACACGAACTCTCGCGCGACGAGCATGCGAACCATCGTGCGATTGCGGTGCGCTCCTTCGAGCAGGCATACAAGCCGCTCAACGCCCGCGTGACGCTCTCCGCGCTCTCCGCCATAGGTGGCATCCAGCAGGGCGCGCTGATCGAGCGAGAGGTGCGATTCAATGACGTCATGCACGTATTGCGCCTGTGCTTTCTTCTCGTGGACCGATAGCAGCAGGGCGGCGCCGTCAGGTCCGGTGTATTCCCCAATCTGCCCGATCTTGACGCCGGGCCGCGCGCGCCAGGTGTATGCGAAGGACAATGCCGCGTCCATCGAGCGAAACATCGGCGCGCGACTGTCGTCTTCCGGCTTAGGAGTGCGAAGGGTGAGCCGGCCAAGCGAGCTTTCGTGTGCGGTGCATACTTGCATAGCGGTTCCTTGGTCAGTGGAGCGGGGCGGAAAGCAGATCGGGGGCGGCTTGGATTACCTTGACGGTTTTATTTGTGTGCGGGCATCGTTGCGTCCCTGGCTCGATGACGTGGCCCTCGGCGCGCAGCTCGGCAACTCTCGCGCAGACGCTAGACAGGCGTATGCCGGTCAGGTTCGCAATGTCGAGCCGGGATAACGCCGTCGCCGGGATCGTGCGCAACAGGGCGAGGATCTTGGCTTGCTGGTTGGCGACCGTGCCGTCGTCGCGCACAGATAAGTATGCGAGCAGGCTGGTTTGTCCGGTGATCATGACTTCCCCTTCGGCTCAAAGTGACGGCCGTTCTTGCCGCAGTTCCATGGCATGATGCTATCGCGCTGCCCCCGCGCCGATTCCAGCGTCTTGTATGTGTACGTTGGAGTGCCGTCTATCGGATCGATGCCGATCTGTTTACGCCCGCGCTCGCACAGATACCAGAAGTCGTTGTAGTGCTTGCAGTCCTTGCATAGTTTGGTCGGCGCTTTTTCGGCCGGGAACCATTCAGTTTTTTTCATTGCCCAACCCCCATGCGAACAATCGCGTTGACAGCGTTCAGCAGCGTCGGATCAACTTTCGGGAACCGGCGGTTGTCGCGGCGGTACTTTGCGTCGACCTCGGCTTCGGTCAGCTTCGGTCGTGGCGCTGGCGTCGGTCGCAGCGTGACGTTCTCGCCCTTGCCGATCACGTACCGGACAGCGCGGCGATAGCCGTTGTTGTCGATTGCGCGGAACTCCTGGTCGCGGCCCGGCACGCGCGCGCGGCGCAAGTATTCGTTGACCACCGATAACTCGCGCCCAATGCCCTCGGATATTTCCTGAGCAGTGCGCGGCTTGCCGTCAGCCATCAGATTTCGAATTAAGTCGGCAGTGAATACGCGTGTGGTCATGCTTGCTCCGCCATGCAGGAAAGATGGTGGGCGCCGTAGTAGAGGCGAAAGTGGCCGATTCCGAATGTGCCGAGCACGGCGAGCGCGAGCACGATTCCGCCGATGACAGAGAGAATGGTTTTAGTCACGCTGAATCTCCCAACAACTCGTATCCGCCGTGCTTTCCGTTAAAGCGTTCGCGTGACGCCCATGTTTTGCGGCCGAGCAATTTGCCGGTCATCGGATCGAAGTTTGAAATGCAGACCTTCTGCCGTTCGCCATCCAGTGCGACGACAACGACCGCCCGAGAAAAGCGGCTGTCGCGCTCTTTCCACTTCTGCCCGACCTTCACGTCAGTCATGGTCGGCTCCGCTTGCTGGTTGCGAAGCGGTCAGGATCGAGCGAAGGTCCGTTGAGATAACAACGCTGCCCATCGACTCCGCTAGATTCGCGGCTGCCCGCACTGCTGCCAATTGATCGAGGCTCAGCGTCAGCGCTACCTGTGTCTGTGCTGGCTGCAGGGCAGAAAAAACGATGCGTTTGTGGGCATCCGCTCGCGCATAGTCAAGCGGAGTTACATCGCGCCACACGTGGCCGTTCTCGTTTCCCGTCTGATAGATCGGCTCCGCTGCCACCTTTTCGGCGGGGAGAGCGGCGCGGGCTTGCCAGCCTTCCCACGCCATTTGCGTGCCTTCGTGGGTGTACTGCGCCTCGCGAGCAACCGGCCCGGCACCGTCGCACCACGTTTCAGGTTGAAAGCCGTAGTTGAACGTTTCGTTGCCCCACGCCTCAAACGCTTCCCGCTCCCCAATCGCCCCATTTGGCGGGCTAGATTGCGGACCGGCGCCGCCTGCAGATTCGCAATCCGCGATGCAGTTCCTCAATTCCGCCATCGCCAGGCGAATTTCTGCGGCTGCCTGCATTGGATCGCATCCGTTTTCCAACCATCGAGCCGTGCATTCCATCGAAAAAAGCACGCCGTCGAACGCTCGTTTTTCACGACTACTGTATGTTTGTACAGTAGTCCGACCTAATGATGCCTCGTTAGTGTTCATTCTCAGTTCCTTTTTTTATTTGTTCATATGAAAGATTTTTAGCCAGTTTCTGACCTGAAAACCGATACCGTAAGTATAAACGGATACCACCATGGTATCTATGAAATTCGCAAAAAATTGTTCAGTCCATTCCACGGCTGCGGCCTCGTGGTCGGTCCGGTTCGGATCGCTGCCCAAAGCCTTGACCGTGGGCCAGATCCTCGAAAAGCGTTCGCTCGCCGCGGAAAACAAGGCCGGTGATGCCCGTTTCGCCCTGGCGCTGCTTCGTGCAAATGACCTCGCAAATCCCCTTGTCTGGCGAATCGGGGTTGTACACCTCGTCGCGGTAGAGGAACAGGATCGTGTCTGCGTCGGCTTCAATGTCGCCTGAATCCTTCAGGTCAGACGAGAGAGGGCGCTTGTTCGGGCGTTCCTCGCACTTACGCGAGAGCTGCGAGAGCAGAATGACGGGGATGTCCAGTTCCTTCGCTAGGTTCTTCAGACCTTTCGTCAATGCACCGATTTGCAGGTCGCGGCGTTCTTCGCTGCCAGTTGCCATCAGGCCGAGATAGTCGACGACGAGCAGCGAAAGACCGTGCTTGCGCTTGACCGCGCGCGCCTTGCTGCGCACCTCGAGCAGCGTCAGATTCGGCTGGTCATCAAGGTACAGGTGCAGGTCTTTGATGGCTCCGGCCGTCTTGGTGATGTGCGACCAATCGGGTTGTGTCAGGTTGGCAGGGTCGCGCAACTGCGCCATCGTCAGCCCGCTGATGGAGGAAACTAGTCGCTGTTGAAGCTGCACATTCTTCATTTCCATCGACAGGAACAGGACCGGCATATCGCGCGCGACGTTCTTCGCGATGGTCAGCGAAAACGCGGTTTTGCCCATTGACGGACGCGCCGCAACGATAACCAGATCGCCGCCATAGAATCCGCCGCCTAGCTTGCGGTCGAGGTCAGTCAGGCCCGTAGGAACGGGTTTGATCAGGCCGTCAATCTGCTGATCCATGTAGTTCAGGTAATCGACGAGCGACTGGCCGGCGTGAACTGGCTCCGACTTGACGATCGCTTCGCCGAGCTTTTCAAGCTTGGCCGATGCCTGATCGATCAGGACGGCTGCGCTGTCAGGCGTTGCGCCGACAGAATCCTGAATCTCATGCGACAGCGCCAGCAGGCCGCGCTTCTGCGCACGGTCGCGCACGATCTCAGCGTAACGCGAAATGTTCGCCGCGCTAGGCGTGTTCT